CTGTACAAAACCACCATTAGCCCTGCCGATTATTCCGTTCCCGTTCAGGTCAACATGCGCTAGATTTTCAGCGTCCCCGATTGTCGGGCCTGAAAAGTTAGTGCGGACATTGATAGAGACATTGGTTTCTTTTGGTACGCCGTTGATTTTGTCAACCAAATTCTGTACAGCCGTTGCCCCACCTTCAACAGCATCTGCAAAATCTTCTTGTGAAATCTTGCCGTCAGCAACCGCCGTTGTGAGGGTGTTTAGCGCAACCGCTTGATCGGCTGTGGATTGGTCAAATATTCCCAAAGTCACGCCCATTTGCTGCGCCATTGCAAATTCGGAATCTGTCAATCCGTCAATGGATAGTTTTTGCAGGAGGTTGTTGTAGACAATCTTTTTAGTGGCGGCGTCGTGTGCTTCTTCTTCGGCTTTAATTTGGTCGCAGATTTCGTCATAAGCCGCTTGTGCTTCTTCAACAGCCTTTTTATCCTGACCCCAAACCATTTTAGAGTCCGCAAGTTGGGTACGTAATTCCTCTTGTCTTTTAGTTAATTCTTCGATTTTTTCAGGGGCGGTCGATTCGCCGACATTCTTTAGTTCTTTGTTTACGTCTTGTAAATCTTCGTAAACCTTTGTTCCTGCTTCGTCATAAGCCCAATAACCTAAAACGGCTTTATCAACAGCGGCGTTTGCTTCGTCCTGCTTTTTTATCAGGTCAACCATCTTGGTATCGTAGCTATCCGATTCCGCCTGTAATGTTTGCATCAACGAAATTTCGGTTGAGTATTTCTGAGACAGAGCATCAGTGGATTCGGTTAAGAGTTGCGCGGCAGCGGATTCTTCTTCATACCTGGTTGCTAAATTCTTAGAATCTTCGATTGCTTGTTTAAGCGGAGTTCCTGATAGAATAGCGCCATAAAATATCAAATCATAGGTAAGAATTTTTAGAGCGGCATCAATAAACTGAATAACAATTCCAGACTCATTTACAGTTTCAATAAACGCGGCTAATTGATTATTAAAAGCCGTTACAGCGGGCATTGTCTCTTGACCAACTGAGTATTTCAATCCAGTAAACGAGTCATTTAAGTTGTCAGCAGATCGCTTGTAATCCATAACAATTCGCGCAGATTCTTTTGTAACCACAAGAGAATCCGAAATTGCGGCTGTTGCGGCATCAATTCCATCCGCACCCTTTTCCATGAGTTTCCCCATGTCCGCGCCGGAGCGACCAAACGTCTGCATCAAAAATTGTGAGCGCTCTACACCAGGATTCAACGAGAGGTATTGTTCGGATAAACTTTTTAGCCCTGAAATTGAAACGTCAATTCCCTGCCGTGAAGCCGCGAGCATTGCGGTATTGAGTTTCTCTTGCGTTATAAATAGGTCGTCGCTTGCTTGAATTAATCGGGAAGTTTCTTCGACTTCCATACCCAAAACACGCGCCATGTCCACAACAGAGGATGTATATTCTGCGTTCTGTTCGATGGCTTCACGTGTGTAATCAATGACCGCCTTAAATGCCATGCCAGCGGCGGCTATTGCACCAGCCGTTGTTAATGACACACCCGTAACGCCCTGAAATCCCGCTTTCAATTTATCTAGCGCAGATTTTTCAGAGTTAATTATTTTGGATGCCTGGTCAGTTGCCTTGATTACAATATCAACTACGTTACTCATTGTTCACCTGTAATTCAGCACCAATGGCTAACACTCTCGCCATGTATGGATGTTCACTCACCCATTGCGGATAGTTGGTTGATTTCTTCATGTCTTTGAAAGCGGCGACAATGTTTTCAGCAAATACAATCCGCTTCATTTCGCCCGCACCCATAACAGGCCTACCCATGACGGCATTTACTCCGAACCGATCAATGTAATGCGCTAATACAAATTCTTGAGGTGGGTCGCCTCCGCTTTCCGCATAACGGTAAGCATCGGCGATTACGCGTTTGGGATTTCTTCCGCGTCCCTGTAAACAGCCGTAATCTCTTTGATCAGCCATGTGAGTAATTTCATCGAGNNATCGAGGCGAGTCTAGGCGAACCTGGGAACGTCTCATGGGTAAGCACTCCCAAGCCTTCCAAGTTCCATGTTTCAACGGACTTACAAACGCCCTTGAGAATAGCCAGGCTGTATTTTGTATTGGTGGGGTCAATAGACTTCGCCTCTGCTATCGCGTCTTCAAATGCGATAACTTGAGGGATGGTCATAGGGTCTGAAATTGTGACCGTTCCAGGCCACTTTTCAACTGGTGAGGTAATAATCTTCATAATCCACTCCTTTTGAGAAACGGAGGCGCGTCAGAGTTGGGAGGGAGCAACCCGTCAGCGTCTCCGTTAACTCCAACTTATGCGTGATTGGTCGTTGCGAAGTCGGGGCAAACAGGCCCAAACACGTCAAATTCACAGATGTATTCTGTGTCGGTAGCTGTCCAACTTCCAAACAGATAACCACTCGTAGCCGATGAAGAAATTCCGAAGCAGGGTTCGCCTGTAACCTGTGACTGTCTGATACCCTCTCGAATATCAAGAGACAATGGGGTATTGCGGTTCAAAGCCGCCAAATGAGCGAATACAGCGGTGTCTTTGGCGAATGTGATTGTCAACGGGGCAGACGGTCTGCCGTTGGTGACGTTTTCGACAAAATCGCTGTATCCGGTGACGCTGTCGGTTGGAAATTTCAACCCATACGTGCCTACGTTTGTGCAGTAGGCTGATAAATCCGTTAGTGTTCCGGCTGAATTGTCTAGCCAGAATTGGATGTATTTTTTGTTTGTTCTACCTGTCTGAGCTGCCATTTGTTACTCCTTATTTATCTAAACTAAACGCCGCGTATGAAAGCGAGCGCGAATGTGCATTTAGTAGCATCACCACCAAATGCGATCTGCCAACGAGTCTTTTTTTCAACTGTCAATGCGCTTGAGAGCGCAACAATTCCCGAAATAGGCGCGGATGCGGTTGCGATTGCCCCGCTTGTTGCGCCTGTCAAAGCCGCATAGGTTGAAATGGCGGCATGTTCAATCGAGAGCGTGACCGTTCCCGCACCCGTGATGTCAAAAATTTGGTACATCAACCATCCGCCCTTAGTTGTTTGCGCCCCGAAGTCAACGCCAGCCGCCGTATTTACAGCGTCAACCTCTGACTTGGCATGAAGCAAATACCCAAAGGGATTGTCGTAAGTAAGCACAGAGTTGTAAGCGGCATCAGGGAAGGCGATATTCACCCCGACAATATCTTCGCCGTTTGCCATGTATTCGCTCTCTTGCATACGCCATGCAAAAACAGGGTCGCCGGCTGCTGGTACAGCGATTGAGGCATCAGCGATTAGAATATCTGCGATAGCAGAACCTGAGTTCATTAGCTCATGCAAACCAACAGTTGCAGACGGGGCTAAAAACGCATTGATCGGGCCGCAAACAATATTTGCCTTGCCTGGTACGGTGTTTTCAACTTCGTCAGAATACGCAGAAGCGGTTGGTAATGAGACTTTTGCGCCCCATGTTCCGCAATTTCTCGCAGTTCCTGATACGTCGTATCCGTTTATGTAAACCCTGGTAAATTTAGAGTTAAGTCTTGTCATTTACACCTCGAAAAATTGCTCTACATCAAACTTGAATAACGCCCCGAAAAACTGTTTTCCTGATGGATCTGCAATAACTCCAAACCCTTCAAGCGCGCCAAGTCTGAAATCAGTCGCGCCGCCTAGTGTGTCGTTTACCGCTATGACATTCAGGATTGCCAGCACGTCCGCGAGTAAAACGTCATAGTTGTTGCCAAGTGACCTGCCAGCCCCTACGGGAATATCGCAAAAGACATAATGCAGGGAATAAGAGATGGTTTGTTTTGCGCTGCCATTAGTCCCGTATGAGTCCCGACTGATTGCCATGTCGGTTATGAAGCCGTCAGGATTAGGGAACATCACGCCGCCTAAACCGCTTGCAGATTCCGGTATTTTTGAATCTGTCAGAATTACCAGCGATCTACTGTTTCTCAGCGTTACGGCTAGATTTGAGATTGAAGTAATAAGTGTTTCGGTTGTGATGCTCATAGATGTTTCCTGAAGGGGGCAACCATTTTCCAACAAATTCCAGGTACATCCTGTGGACTGATTACCACGCCGCCGCTCGTAATGGTTGTGTCAGAGGTAGAGTTTTCACCGAAGCGCCGTTCTTTGATGGAGACCGTCAGCATGATGGTTGCTTCTTTGATTGCAGTCGGTACAGCAGGCCAGCCAAACACGCCGGATATTTTCACGCCCTTTCGGATACCAATAGGTAATACCTGAGTTGTGTACAATGACGGGTAAATCTTTCTGTAAGGGATACCGTCAAGCGCGGCGTTATAAGGCCATAGGTCATAATCGGTGGTTGCCCAGGTGTACGGATATGTCCCATCGCCGAAGTCGGTTGTGAGTGTGGTGATGCTTACAAGGTCGTCAACCTTCACGCCTTCTTCGTCTGCAACAAAATAACGAGTCTCAGCGACTGAGTTTTTCCAGAATTTACGGCATGTTTCGCCATCCCAAAAACGGCTTGCGGCTTCGATGATCGTTTCCAGAACGGCATCATCGGCTGTGTCGGTCGGGAACGTATTCCCGCTTGAAACACACCATGCTTTCAGTTCTGCAAGGGTGCAGTATCCGTTAGTGATCGTCATTTAGTCCTCGTAGTAGAGAACGACAGTTCCGGCTTTAGAATTACCGCCGTCTGCAATAACGGCTCTAGGAATACCGTTCAGGATTGGCAGACAGCGATCCCCGCCAGACGTGCCAGTCAAGGCCGCGCCATCGGCAACGGCATGAACTAAATCGCGCGGGTAATACCAACTGTCAGAAGTCCCAGCGGTTGCCTTCGTCAATAACGGCTTAGAGGCGTATCCCTCGCAAGTGATAGTAAGGGTTGCCCCGGTTGCAATCGTGCCGGGTCGATACTCGATCGCGTAAAGTTTTCCAAATACAGGCCGCTCTCCATTTGTGGTAGCCGCGCCCGTGCTTGCGTGAGTGTTCAAATTCAATGTGATTGATCTCATGGTGTGTCCTCAAACATTTCTGATATTGCTATTTCTTTTTGTATGCTCGCTTTGTTTCTGTCTTAGGTTCAACAATCTTTACGGCGGGCATTTCTTTTTCAATAACGGGTTCTGGTTCGATGATTGGTTCGATTGAGACAACGATTTTTCTTTGAATGAAATTCGGCGCAACGGGTTCTGGAAGATCCACAACTGCGTTTTGCAGATGTCGAAATTCGTTTGTTTCTGGACCGTGATAATCTCGTAAAAATTTGACTTTCATGTATCCCTCGCGGGCGGGAATTTCACCCGCCCGAGTTAGTTTGGTTATGCAGCGGGTACAGCGATTGAACGCCCGTCAGGGGCGGTTGTAGCAGTTACCGCGCAAACATTTTGCATCCATTCATCGCCAGTTCCAGGAACATAGTTGGAAGTCTCGTACTCACCACCCAGCACATTCTCTGTCACGATGTTGTTGTTTCCACCAGTCAGGTCAATGTATTTGGCAGTGCTGCGAACCTTACCAAACACGTTGCCCTTGATGATCGCGCTATTAAGCGGACTATCAATGTGAGTGACATTGCCAAAGTCAGAGGTGTCAGCCGGGAAGATGTTGTTGATGATTTTCCAATTTAATGGATTGGCAACAGCGGTGCTGGTATTGATGATTGCGGCGGCAGAAAATTGCGATAACTCACAACCGTCAACAGTCACGTTGTAACAACCACCAACATCTGCGATAAAGTTTTGACCAGCCATGCCGCGAACATTCTCGAATTTCGCATGAGAGGCGTCATATTCAGAAGTACCTGAGAGGGCATTGCGAACCAGTTTGAACGCCGGTGCATCAACAGGTGCATCAACTGAGAAATTCATAAACTTCCATCCGCGCCCACGAACTTCAAGTAATGCGGTTGCGGTTGTGGGAGAGGCGGGCGGTCGCCACATTGAACCGCCCGTATCGTAACCAGCAGCAGGGAGATCGGGGTGGTGCATGAATCCAGTACCGCAAATGGTCACGTCAAAAACAAGATTTGACGCAACACACTCTTCGCGGACATCACCAGCGAAGTAGATAACTCCGAGAGTTTTTACTTTCGTAAGCGCCCACGCCATTGTTTTGAAGGCGCGTCCCCAGGTATCGCCATCATCGCCATCGTTCCCGTTGATGGTATCGACGTAAATCGCCCCGCCTTTGGGGAAGTCGTAAACCAAATCAGAAATCTTTGAAACACCTTTGCGTAAAATGTAAGTCATCGTATTTTTCCTTTGCCTCCGAGGGTGGGAACGCCCCACCCTCATCAGGCTCTCATATCAGATTAGACAGACAGGCCCACTGTCATGGCACTTGCTTCGGTATCGCGCTGTTTCAAACCAACGCGCAGCATTGCAACAATTTCGTTGCTGTCAGAGTTGGCGAAGCGGGTGGTTTCCATCGTGATGCGGCGTTTCCAACCAAGTTTCCATTGGTCGGGACGTACAGCCAGGATCGCGCCGTAAAGGTTCTGGGTGGTATCGGTGGTGTTCACTTTGCCGTTAGCGTCAACCTTGCGGTTTGAGGACATGAAGTGCATCGAGCCGCTCACGTTCAGCGGATAGCCCCATAAGCCAGTCAGGCGACCGCCTTCAATGGTCGGGCTTGAGAAAACGTCGCGGGTCAAAACTTCGGGTAAACCTAAAGTTTTGTAGTAGGTGTTCAGGTCAACGATGTAGCGGACTTTGGATTGATCGTAGCCATTCACACCAGCAGCGCCCATGAGTTTTACGGTTTCGATGTAATC